AGATTCGATTGGGGCACTAGATTCGATTGGGGCACTAGATTCGATTGGGGCACTAGATTCGATTGGGGCACTAGATTCGATTGGGGCACTAGATTCGATTGGGGCACTAGATTCGATTGGGGCACTAGATTCGATTGGAGTACTATATTCGATTGGGGGATGAGATTCGATTGGGGGTTGTTTTGGAGTACTATATTTTCGGATTCAATATATGAATTCTTTACAGAGGGTAATTCTTGGTTGGGAAGCTGGGATAAAGCGGTTTTGGTTTCCTCATAATTCGATTTAAGGTCTTCTTGATTATATCGATAATCTAATTCGTCGTCGAAGTCTTGTTCTTCGGTTAATGCGTTATCTTCATTGGGTTCTTTAATATTGGGTATATGATCATAATTGGGTGGTTCTTGGTTATAATCGACTAATTTCTTGGATTCTTTCATTACACCTATATCCGAATATACTCGTTTATTTTGTTTGGTAATAGAAGTTACATCTATATTTTTGCCTAATAAATTATCTATATTTTTAGAGAATGACATATTTTCGAGTTGTTCTATATTTTCGTCGGTAATGATCCGCATCTGTACGTTCATAGTTTGTAATTCTTGAACCAATAGCTTTAACGCATAGGGTACTCTTACAATACTAAATGATCTGCCGAATTTTGAAACATTTTCAATATTTAAATTATCATCCAAATTGCCGCGATATTTTATAGGACCATCTGCATATGGACTCAAAAATAGATTTTTATCCTTATTATGTATTGCTATCATGCCTGTTTTATTACAGACGGCCATATAATAATTATCGCCTCGGGTTAGCATTGACTCTTGTAAAAACTTGGTGGCTCCGTGTCCTATAATACCATCTCTCTCCATCTCACCTATTCTTAATCCGCCCTCATTTGCTCTACCTTGAACCGTTTGCCGGGTAAGTAGAGTGCGTGGTCCCTTCGCGCGGTAATTTATCTTATCCTTAACCATATGTTTTAAACGCATATAGTAGGTGGGACCCATAAATATATTCGCCGATAACTGTTCTCCAGTATAGCCACTGTGTAGAATTTCTTCGCCACGATTATTATAGCCTAATTCGGTTAATAATTTACCGAATTGTGTGGCTTTTTGTCCTTTGTTTTTAAAGGCAGTACAATCACCAAACCCGCCATATAAAGAACAGGTTTTGCCCATTAACATTTCGATTAACTGTCCGATAGTCATGCGAGAAGGTAATGCGTGGGGATTAACTATAATATCGGGACGTATACCTTCTTCGGTGAATGGCATATCTTCTTCGGGTATAATTAAACCAACGGTGCCCTTCTGTCCACACCTAGAACAGAATTTATCGCCAATGGCAGGTGACCGACTATCACGAATACGAATTTTAGCTAAACGGAAACCTTCTTCGCCTTCCGTAATAAAGGCTTTATCAACAAAACCCTGTTGTCCTTTTTTAGCAAAAACAGATGAATCGATTAGAATATCGGGATTTTCTGGATTAGTCATAGCTTTGCCGATAACAACCGTTTTATCGTCGATGAATGTATTTTCTTTTATTAGACCATATTTATCTAACGCAGAGTAATCATAACCGGGTTTTAAGTTGTTCATGGTCTCATTTTCAATATTCGTAAACTTGGAGTCAATCGTAGTATTGCCTACTTTAGATGATTCTTCAAATGATTCGTAAGAGTTATAATAGGTGGTGCTAAATAGACCTCTTTTTAACGAGCCTTCATTAAATAAAATAGAATCTTCCACATTATAGCCGGTATAACACATGATTGCAACAATAACATTTTCCCCAAAAGGATGCTCCTCTTTATTTATTCTGTCTAGATATCTACTTTTTATCAACGGTATTTGTCCCTGATTCAATACAACACCCATCTTATCTATACGATTTACGTAATTAGAATGATATAATGATACGGCCTGTTTCATTTGTCCACACGCAAATAAATCTCTGGGCAGTTGATTATTTTCGGGGAAGATAACCTGATTACCCATAACACCTAACATAAGAGAGCCATGTATTTCGATGTGTGTAACATATTTATTAGAGATAATTTTATCAACATCGCTAGTGATTAATGTAGATAATTGTTCGGACGAATCTAAATATTCAACGAGTGATAATTTAGGTTCTCCATCATATAATTCGTCAAAACTATAGACCCTATTTTTCTGGATAGAGAATGTCTCATCCTTCTTCTTTGAAAACCCGGTAACTACATCTTCCCAGCTAAAGTTATTTTTTCCAATATTGTCTATAATATAATCACGAAAGTAACTAGGTTTCTTATCTTTATTTACATAATATACTGGTCTACATAATCTACCTCCATCAGTGAAGATATGAATCATGTCGTCTTTTTTATCCCAATAAATACTTGTATATATTGGAATTAGCGCAAGTCTTTTCATATTAATTAACGAATCAGTGACCATATTAGGGTTATCACTTGAACCGACCCAATTTCCATTAATAAAGACTCTGGTTTTATTTTTTATAGTATCTGGAGCGTCTTCAATTAAAAACTTGACGCCTAGTTCATTTTTTAATATATTCTTAACCAACTTTCCACTATATCCTGTCGTAATCTTTGCGGCAATAGCCATGTGTTTGTGTAACCCAACATTACCCCCATCGGGGGTGTCTACGGGGTCTATGATACCCCACTGTGATGGATGTAAATGGCGAGGTCCAACCACTTTCGCACTGGCATCCAATGGTAAATTTATCTTTCTAAGATGCGAAATTGCGGAATTATAACTTAATCTATTTAAATCCTGAACTAAACCTTCTCTTTTTGTATGTGCTTCTGCGCCCCAGTTTCCTTTAAATCCTTTTCGAAAACCTTCTTCTACAATTCTTTCGGCAAAAAATACTTTATAATTCGTTTCAATTAGGGAAATAAAATTCGAATTATAAATCCCTTGTTTATAATAATATTCTTTATCTATTTTTTGAAAAATGTTTCTTTGTTGTAATGTATAATAATCGCGAAAGAGATTATAAATAAGGTTGCCGGGTAATTCTATTCTTTTAAATCTAAAATTGTCTCTATCGGTTGGTAGTATCTCTTTTTGATGGACTCTTAATAGTTCAAATACCATATAACCTAGATAATAAGCTTTGTTTCTAAAATTCATTTCTCCTACATGTGGAAGAAAATGATCACTAAGTATTTCAAGGACGTGTGGTATGCTTTTATTTTTTGTAAACGTTGATATATATTTTAGAGCAACATCCTGATTAAATAATTTATTGGCGTCGTGTATGCTTGGTATTAATAGGTCAATATAAGATTCATATTTATCCAAGTCAATTAAACAATATTTTATTATATCTTTATCTGAAGATATACCTAGTGCTCTCATTAAAATAAATAATGGTATGGGCTTTCGAACATTTGGAACGACCACTACAATGTTTTCGTTTGTAAATTCGGCACTTGGAGCAACCATACGCACACTCGTTGTGCGAATCGGTTTTGATGAATCTTCGGACTTAGAACGGACATCCGCGGTATGACTATATAAATCATTTACCTTGTCTCTTACATATAACATATTATCGGCAAATTTCTCCTGAGATATAATACATTTTTCTTTACCATCAATTATAAAATATCCGCCATAATCATTTTTACATTCGCCTAATTCAAAACGACCAAGTGGAGTCATTTCCTTTAATATACATAAATCTGATTGTAACATAATTGGAAATCTCCCAAAGAATATCTTCTCAAGAGTTGTTGTATATGTGGGTTCTTTTGGGATTATCATCTCTCCCGTGTCCTCGTTTGGTTCAGCAATGAAAAAATCTACTTCTACATCATAATGTATTGAGACACCGTATGTCATATTTCTTAAACGGGCCTCATTGGGATACATATAATGATCCCGCTCATTATCATAAATAATTGGCTTACCAAAATATAATTTACTACCATCTTTCCCCCCTAAATAAATTTTACATCTTTTATAGAAATCGTTGGTTTTTGGGTCTTGTTGTTTCATAATTTCAATCGGGTTCTTCTCTTTAAAAATCTGTTGGATACCATTATTAAAAAATTCATTATAAGAGTCTATGTGGTGTGATACTAGATTATTTGGGTTATCATTGAAATACTTATCTATTATTTGTTCTGTAATTTTATCGTGTATATCCGCGTAAGATATTTCCATTAATATATATGTTTATCTTATTTTTTTAGATGAATTATAATTTATCTAAATAAATTATAATTTATATTTATGCTAAATTATAACAATTGTATTAAATCACCCATAAAGACTACCGTACTTAACCGCCCTACAATAGTGCCGTATTCATTTCTACACAATATATCGATAATAACGACCGAAAAGATAATATTCCATATTATATATATATATATATATGGAGACAGGCTAACAAAGTTTATTTACATTTATAAATAACGTTTTGATAAATAACGTTTTGATAAATAACGTTTTGATAAATAACGTTTTGATAAATAACGTTTTGATAAATAACGTTTTGATAAATAACGGTTTGATAAATAACATATTTATATATTATTACCTAATCTTTGCGTCACTAGTTTATCTTGGTCGCTCGGCCAAGGTGAAGAAGCGCTGGTTTCTTCGCCATAAAAATTGTTTATTTTCTCTGTTCCCCAGTAAATTGTCCCACGATAAATATTTTTGATGTCATTAAAAATCCCTCCTCCGCTAAGAATTGTTGACATACGTTTCCTTTTTCTTCTTGCCATTCTAGTTTTCTTCATTTGTTCTTTCTTTTTTTGATTTCTACGTGTGCCGGTAGATATTAATTTGGTAATTCTACTACTTTTTCTACTACTCTTTCTACTACTCTTTCTTGAAGAGTAAACCATCTTATACATATTGTATATATTTTATATATTATCTCTATTCGATATCAACATGGGTAAGCATATGACGACGACAACATAATTTATTTAATTTCAATTCATCTAACGTCAACCCTTCGGGTGTTTTATCTTTCGTATTAGAGGTAAAATAAGTAACTTTGCTAATATCTCCCGAATTAATCTTCTTTTCACGGATACGTCTTTCATATGCGCGAAATTTATTACCGAGAACTTTACCACAAGTAACACATTTCACTGGGATCAGCATTTTAATATAATATATATCTCTATAATATTAAATCAATTTTATCAAATATTACTAAACTATATATGTTAAAACCTCGTTATATGTAGGTTTTTTAGTATTTATTTTAAGATTAATATTAAATATCGTAATAAAACCGAATAGAATTATAATAATTATAAATGATTTAATTAATGTTTTATACATTTGGTGAAAGTATAAAATAAATTGTTTAATATTTAAAATCATTAAAACCATGTATACGAAAAATAACACGAAATAAATATTCATTACTATAATATCGATGTATAAAATTATTTTGATAATTCATAACCTTCGCTCGTTTTCGTTTTTCTTAAAACAATGTTATTTTTATGTATATTATCGTGGCATTCTTTACAAATATTTATTAAATTCGCAATATGATTTTTATGAAAAGAGTTAATATATTGATTCTCATTATTCGCGAATTGTTGAAAATTTAAATGATGAACTTCGCTTGAAATACTTTCCTCGCATAATTCACATTGCCCCCCTTGAATCTTTTTGCTGGAGTAGTGTGACGTTGGTAGAGACAGTATATTTCTATTAATCGGGTTATATTTCATACGAATATCGTGTGCTCTTTGTAGAAATTGTGAATCAAGATTCAGGGCTTTACAAACCTCTAAACCATACATACTTTCCCCTGGTCCAGATTTCAGCTTACGGTCATAAATTAATTTATTTCTTTCATAATCAAAAATAACTTCCATATGCATTAATTTTAACTTATCAAGCGCTTTAATCTCATCATAATTATTTATTTCGTGAAAATGTGTCGCGAATAAAAAGGTACAATTTTTCTTATGTAGTTCTTCTAATGCTGTTGTGAAAATAGATAATGCGGAGTCACTTTCTGTACCCGAGCATACTTCATCTCCCAATATTAAACTATCCTTATCCGCGTATTTTAGAATCGTTCGAAGTTCACTCATTTCTACCGCAAAGGTAGACAACCCTTTAAAGATATTATCTTGTCCCAAAATTCTAGTAAAGATATGTTTATAGGGAGAGAAGGTAAAGTCTGTGGCGGAAACGTATAAACCACACTGTGCCATTATAATAGCTATGCCAATCGATTTAATAAGACTCGTTTTACCCACCGCATTCGTACCATAAAGTAGAATACCGTTATCTTCTTTCCCCAGTATCAAATCATTCGTAACATAAAGTTCATTTGTTTGTAGATGTTCTATCAGTGGATGTCGAATGTCTTTAAAATTAAAGAATGCCTTATCTTGTATAGATATAGTAGGTTTACAATAATTAAAATGGTGTGCCATATAACATCTACATTGTTCAATATCAATAAAAGAAATAAAGTTAGCTATAAGGTGTATCGTGTCAGTATAATTAAAGAAATTAGTAATAAACTCATTATAAAAATATATAAATTGGATTACTAATTTATCTTTGGCGGTTTGTAATCCCGAGCATAGAGAAAGTATAGTAGGGCTAGTGATTATAATAGTCGTTTTACTATTACCACAATTTTTATATTCGAAATCGTGTAATGGTAAAACAAATGTCTTCTCATTACCTTCTGTGTCGATATATTTGATATCTTCAACTTGTTTAAGAGAAGGGTTTTTTATAATCTTGCTAATCGCGCTTTCTAAAAGTTTAGCTCTTCGTTGAGTCGTCTGTAGATTGGGGTCCGTTTTCGCCGTTTCATGTATCTTAACATATAGAGTATCCGTTTTACTTGTCTTCTCATTCGCCCTAATAGTATCGGATAGAAACTTACGAATCGCTTCTAGTTGTTCTCTACCATCAAATGCCTGAGAACGTAAATTGTCTATAATTTTACATTGTCCTTGTCTGATAAAACCTGTTGTATTTTGTTCTAGAAGAAGAAGTTTATCCGGAGACATATCGTCTATATTCGTACATATTTCAAGATTAAATACTCGATTTAAGTGTTCGGTAATTTGTTGTGAAAGCTCGGTCACATTTATATCCTGAATAAGAGGTAACATTCTATGAATGTGTGCCCGGAATGTATAATCATTATAAATAAGAGATGATATTTGAATGGTATTATGTAGGTCCATATTAAATTTTGATAAATCCTTAGGAGTAACTCTCTTTAAAACAAGTTTACGGGAGAATTTTTCAATATCACCAATATTAGATAAATGATTACGATAAGATTCCCATTTATTATCTTGTAACAGATATTCGGTATTATTATATATATGGTTTAAGGTATCGGGATTCGTTAGTGGATTATTTAGAATATGTATAAATTTTCTTTTTCCCATTATTGTCTCGCAATGATTAAGGAGCGAAGCCAATGAACGTAATTTACCGGTATGTCTATTATCATCAATAATATTGAGTTGTTTAAGAGAATGATTCGCAAGAATCAGTTTATCCGTGTGATTTTCAAAACGAGGAATAGAGAGCTTATTTACTAGATGTGGGCTATGTTGATATATAAAATCAAGTAGAATCGTGAGTGATTGTATCGCAATACAATGTTCGCTATAACAAGCGTGAAATAACTCAATATTATTCGGGAAGTATTGATTAAATATTTCGAATTGGTATTTTTGTTTTTCAGCATTAAGAGCGTGTTTTAGTATACCAGAGGGTTTATCTTTTGTTTTATCATTTAAAAAGATATTATGAACCTTACAATCATCGAGACCAATAAATTGTACGATATCATTCGATATACTATTTTCTAGATTACTCACCAAAATAGTCTCTCTGGGTTTATATAAAGATACATACCTTTCTAGATCATCATAAGTACACGGATTATGAAAATATTCGGTCGTAAATTGAGAGATACTAGTAACACCGGTATATATATCGACATTTGATATACCCATAATTAGGATATTTTTGGCCTGTTCGACCCAGATAGAGGTAATATTATTCGAGATTTGTTCTTGATCATTATTAAAGAATGTGCCCGGAGATATTATCTCTGAAAGACTACGCGTTGTATTCTTACTTTGTATGTCCTGGGTATAAACGACTATAGTAAAATCCCTTTCTTGTAATTTTTTGGAATATTTTTCAAGTTGAGTGAGACCGAACCCAGCCATCACGACTTGTTTATCTTGATAGAACATATTTTTCTTTGCAATTATCATATCATTAATTTGACTAAAATCGACAATATTACTACCTGAATAAGATCCATCATTTTCGGTAATTGCATACACTTCAAAAAAAGAACCCACCTGCATCAATAGAATTGTTTTGGGACCATATTCACTTATATATTGTTTCGTTAATTCGAGATAATCTTCAATGATAGGCATATGATATTATATTATATTATAATGGTGTATGGTCTTTAATATGTTATAAGAATCATTAATACGCACACGAGTAAGATATTCGGGTAAATATATTATTTGGGAAAAAATAATATATTATTTGTAAAAAATAATATATTAAATACACGTAAACATATCATATAAACTTTATATGATATGGGTCGCTATTGTTCCGCCTACTGTAAAAAATACAGCAATAGCAAAAACTGGTCTTTCTGTCAAATATGTAGCGTTGGTATTGGCATAGATTGTTGTGGTCACCACGGTTGTCAACAATGTGGTACTATATCTTGTATGAAACATCGAGATAAATGTCCCTGCTTTACAGAAGATAAAATCACTTTTAATAAATGAGACAACACATTTGCTGATATAGAATTACCTATTTGTCTATAAATAGATGTATCAGACACGACCATTTTAAATCTTATTATTATACATCTAAATAATTATGAACCAATGTATCCTTATTATTATTTGTTACCTCTCCTGCTAACATCGCATTTTCATATAATTCTCTTAATACATCGGTTGGTGCATCCGTCCCTCCCTTTAATAAGTTCTGCTTCTTTAGATAATTCTTTATCTCTAACATACTTTTCTGTTTTAATTTTCCCAAATCATCTTTTACCCTCTTTCTTGTGTGTCGATCTTTTATTAATACCCCTATCTTACCTGTCTTATTTTGCTTCCCTAACTTATGTTTTGTTTTTATTATAGATGTCTTCTTCTTTGCCATATCCTTTTTTAATTCATCTAATTTATCCGCGCGACCTGAATATCCCTCCCTCTTTTCTTCTTTATCAATTATTTCTATTGTTACTCGATTCTTCTCATTTCCACCACTTGTTAATGTCTTATTATTACATTGCTGATAAGATAACCCATTCTTTAATGTCCTATATGTTGGCTTGGTCCCCCCTTTTAAATTTCCATAAACTGGCTCCTTTCCAAATACATCCGGTAAGCGTGTATTTACCTCACACCCATTTACGGTACCAACCGGCACTATTATCGCATTCTTATTCATCGATATTATTCCGCCCACATTTTGTTGTATATTCCCTTCTATCGCCCCTACCGGTTGAATATTCTTTCGTTCGAGCACATCCGCCGGTTGAATATTCTTTCGTTCGAGCACATCCGCCGGTTGAATATTCTTTCCGGGCAATGAAACAATCCCTGCATTTTGCGAACCACCTGTTTGGATATTATTCACTTTCTGTTTATCTTTCTTTTTATCATCGGTTTTTCTCTTATTTAAATATTGTAATGCCTCTAAAAATTCGTCCCCTCCACTCTCTTCCACCTCCATTTTATCTGGACGTTTTTGGGAAATGTTATTTTGATGCTCTTTTATTCTCTTTAAAAACTTATTTCGCATATCCTTTGTTTTATTATTGGTTTTATTCGACACCGGTGGTCTTACCCTTTTTGTTCCCGCACCCCTTCTTACATTCCCGCGAAGTGACATAAATTCCGGATTTAACCTAATCGTTTTTTCCACCATACCTACTATTTAGTTAAAAAAGAAACTCACTATTTAAACATACTATCTCCCTAAATATACCAATTCCTTATATCCCCACTTAATTTTTTATCTTCTTCTTCATATTCATTTGATAAATATAATTCATATCCATTATTTATATCTCCTAAAGTTAATCTTGTCTTATCCTGTACTTTTCTACCAAATATCCTTCTACTATGACAAACCTTCGTCTTTGCAAATAATGTCTCTATATCTCTACCATATGACTTAAAACTTCCTTTTCTTTCTTCAAACCAATCCCATCCTATTATATTATCATCTACGAATGACCAGTTCGCATCATATATCTTTTTTATAAATATTAATCTTAACTCTTTCGAATTAAATCCCTCCGTCTTAAAACGCCACACAAATCTAGACTCTAATCCTTGATTATAATCAAAAAAACATTTCTTTAACTCATCTTCATATCCCGCAATTATCACCATTATCGAATCTTTATAATTACTCAGTCCTTCACACAATGTATCTATACACTCTTTCGCAAAACTATCATTACCGTCTTCATTTCCTAATGCATATGCCTCATCTATAAATAATACACCGCCCAATGTCTCTTTTATCACAGAATGTGTCTTTAATGCCGTCTGTCCTAAATATCCCGCAATTAAATCTCCCCGGGTCACCTTTCTAAATTTACCCGACTTTAACATTCCTAATTTTGAAAAAATGCTACCCATTAATTTTGCTATCTCTGTTTTACCCGTCCCGGGCGGACCATATATTACCGTATGCATATAATCATTCTCTCCACTATTCTCTTTATGAAAATCTTGTATATAATATATTATTTGGTCCAAAATACTACTCTTTAATTTATCTATCCCTACCATATTATTTAATGTCACCAATTCTGTACGAATTTTATGAAGAGAACACATGTCTATATTATACTCTATATGATCCATCTCCGGGTACAAATCGATCATTAATATTATGTCATCCAGCGTATCTATCTCCATATCTATCTTTATAAACTCCTTCTTTAAGTATGAAATGTTTTCCCTTCTTACCGGCGGTAATATTGATTGATACGGACGAGTTATACCATTCGAATGGTATCCATATAACGGTTTGGTCGGTGGATAAGTTACATTATACGGTGATAATGTACCTATTCTATTATTCAATAATTCATCTCTCCCCACCCTACTTCTAGTATATGGCCTACTCGGTATTTTTATATTATCCGGTTTCCTTAAATCACCCAGCTCATCCGTTCTAAATAAATCCTTTGTAGATAAATCGCCACCAGTTCTTCCAGGATAATGCCTATATCGTACTATATCGTTATTTATTCGAGAATGATTATTTGACACATTATTATTTGGCACATTATTATATGAATATTTATTGAACGATGAGATTGATATGTCTATTATCGTATTATTCGATATGTCAATGTCATTATTTGAAGGAGGATATATTATTTTTGTTCGTTTCATAATTTCTTATATTTTGGAAAGATTAAAATATGATTTAATAAAAAATTGATACTTATAATAGTAATAAATAAATCGTAATAAAATGGATGATAACACACAATACACTACGGTTATTAATGAGGAAGAACATACGGAAAATATGTGGTCTGTCATTGAAAACTATTTTCAAGGCAAACATTTAAAACAACTCGTGCGTCATCAGGTCGAATCTTATAATAATTTCGTACAATACCAGATTCAACAAACAATCCTGATGTTTAATTCTGTTAATATACACTCCGAACAAGATTTTGATGAAGTTTCAAAAAAATACTCCCTTGATATACAAGTTAATTTCGATAATTTTAAATTGTATCGCCCACAAATTCATGAAAATAATGGTGCCACAAAACTTATGTTCCCACACGAAGCCCGACTTAGAAATTTTACATATGCCTCTAATATGACCATCGACCTGAATATTAGATATACTATCCGGACAGGACCGAATCTTGACACAGAACAAGTTATTTGTAATAATCTAAAGAATATCCATATTGGTAAACTGCCTATTATGTTAAAATCGTGCGTTTGCGTTCTTGAACAATACAAACACGTCCCTCCTAATATTAGCGGTGAATGCAAAATGGACCCCGGTGGATACTTTATTATTAATGGCTCTGAAAAAACTTGTTTAGCACAAGAAAGAGCCTCGGGGAATATGGTACATTGTTTCCATACACCAAAAAATACAAAATGGGCATGGAATGCTGAAATAAAATCTGTTCCGGATTTTAAGTGTATCTCTCCAAAGCAAATATCTATTATGATATCTACTAAAAATAATGGCTTTGGCTACAGTATTTGGATTAATCTACCAAGAATGAAAAACCCGGTACCACTATTTATTCTTTTTAGAGCACTTGGTATCATTACTGACGCAGATATATGTACTAAAATTCTCCTCGATATTAATAACGATAAATTAACTCCCTATCTTAAAAATCTACAAGCCTCTATTGTTGAAGCGAACGATTGTATCGACCAGGAAACAGCTCTATCTTATATCACAAACCAAGTTTTATATACTCCTATGAATATGGATAAAGAGGCGGGACTACTTAAAAAAAGAGAGTTCGCACTCGAAATTCTTAACAATGACCTATTTCCTCATTGCAAAACTAAAGAACAAAAAGTTTACTTCCTTGGATATATGACTAATAAACTACTTACCTGTTATCTTGGTTATGAAAAGCAAGATGACCGAGACTCGTATATTAATAAACGCATCGACCTTACAGGTATTCTTCTTAATAATCTCTTTCGTAACTATTTTAATAAACTTGTAAAGGATATGCAAAAACAAATCGTGCGAGAAATTAATAACGGTTCGTGGCGTTCTAAAGAAGACTATATTAGCATTATAAATATGACGAATATTTATAAAATTGTAAAGGGGTCCACCATTGAAAACGGTCTTAAAAGAGCTTTAGCTACCGGCGATTTTGGTATTAAACACATTAATAGTAACAAGGTTGGCGTCGCTCAAGTTCTTAAACGACTCACATACATTGATAGTCTCAGTCATCTACGAAGAGTCAATACACCTATCGATAAAAGCGGTAAACTTATACCGCCTCGTAAATTACACCCTACCACATGGGGCTTTATTTGTACCGCCGAAACTCCAGAAGGCGCCTCTGTTGGTATTGTCAAAAATCTTAGTTATCTTACTCATATTACTATCCCCTGTAATAGTTCAGATATTTACGAATATCTTTATCAAGATATTGATACATTTGAACTAATGGATACAGATACTCTATCAAAAGGAGTTAAAGTATTTATAAATGGTTGTTGGCTAGGTAATGCCAAAGACCCCCGCGCTTTATATTTGTCTCTAAAAGAAAAAAAAAGTAAAGGTATCATCAATATTTATACTTCTATTATATTTGATATTAAAAAATTAGAAATCAGGATTTGCACCGATGCGGGACGTCTAACGCGCCCTCTTCTTAAAGTAAATGATACGAATAAACTTATCATCAATCAAGATGTTGTTGATAAAATTCGAAACGGTCATATCTCATGGGATGACCTTTTAATCGATTGCAAAATTGATAAATCCGTAATTGAATATATTGACCCCGAAGAACAAAACTTCGCAATGATTGCGATGGACCTTCCCGCATTACATCATAAATCTAATATTAATTGTCAATTCCGTTACACTCATTGCGAAATTCATCCTAGCACTATTTTCGGTATTTTAGCCTCTTGTATCCCTTTTCCTGAACATAATCAATCTCCCCGCAATACATATCAATGTGCGATGGGTAAGCAAGCGATGGGTATGTATGTTACGAATTTTGATAATCGTATGGATAAAACCGCCTATGTCCTAAATTATCCCGGACGTCCTCTTGTCGACACACGAATTATGAATTTTATACAACTTAATCAAATCCCCTCGGGGTGTCAAGTTATTGTTGCTATTATGACCCATTCTGGTTATAATCAGGAAGATAGCGTATTATTTAATCAGGGATCCATTGATAGAGGACTATTCCAAGCCACTATTTATCACACCGAAAAGGACGAAGAAAAGAAAATACACGGCGATGAAGAAATTCGATGCCAACCTGACCCTACCAAAACGAAAGGTATTAAATTCGCCAATTATAAAAAACTTAACTCTCAAGGCATTGTTCCAGAGAATACACTCATTGAAGATAGGGATATTATTATCGCGAAAGTCCAGCCTATCAAAGAAGCCAGAAATGACCCCACCAAGGTTACTAAATATATCGACCAAAGTAGGATTTATAGAACACAAGAAGAAACCTATATCGACCAGAATTATATGGAAAGAAATGGCGATGGATATAGTTTCTGTAAAGTAAGACTCAGAACTCTTCGGAAACCTGTCATTGGTGATAAATTCTCAAGTCGCCACGGACAGAAAGGAACTATTGGTAATATCATCCCAGAACAAGATATGCCTTTTATGGAAAATGGACTAAAACCCGATATTATCATTAATCCCCACGCTATTCCATCTCGCATGACTATCGGACAACTTAAAGAAACCGCCCTTGGTAAAATACTTCTTGAACTTGGATTATTTGGCGATGGTACCAGTTTTGGTAAACTTGAAATTAAAGATATTTGTAACGAATTGCTTAGACTTGGTTATGAAAAACATGGCAATGATTTACTATATAATGGTCTCACCGGAGAACAACTCGAAACCTCTATATTTATTGGACCGGTCTTTTACCAACGACTTAAACATATGGTTAGTGATAAATATCATAGTAGAGCACAGGGGCCTATGGTTAATTTAACCAGACAACCCGCCGAAGGGCGTTCTCGTGACGGAGGTCTTCGCTATGGTGAAATGGAGCGCGATTGTATGTGTTCACACGGTGCATCCAGATTTAATAAGGATAGGCTTTATGATGCGTCCGATAAGTATGAAGTCCACGTTTGTAAAAAATGCGGACTTATCGCCGCCTATAATAACGATAAACATATTCATCTTTGTAAAGTTTGTGATAATAGAACCGATTTTAGCAAAGTAAAAATCCCATATTCTTGCAAACTTATGTTTCAAGAACTTATGACCATGAATATCGCCCCCCGAATTATTGTTTAATTAAATAAATTATTATATACAAATTTATTATCTATCATTATTTTTTATCTTATATTATATATAATGCTTACTTATATTAATCCTGGGTATTTTTTAACTACTGACCTAACTGACCCTGCGACGGCGTGTAAAGAAACGAATTTAAATACACTTGGCGGTGGTATACAAGGACTACAAACAAATCAACAAGTCGGACATCAAGATAAATCTATTACCAGAAATATTCTTCGCAACGCATACTCATCGGTTTGTAATTTTAAACCATATGGTCTCAAGAATAATGGTAAAACTACTCCATTTAGAATCATAACTAATAGTGGCGACCCGAATGGTACAGTTAATAACAATCCTGTAAATTCTATGCCTCAAATTAATCAAGTTAGCAGTATTGGAGCTAATCTTGTCTTATCTAGAATTTCATATGGCGGTGCCGCCAACGATGGTGACTCATATTATAGTGGTAATCCAAGATATGTTTACGATAGTTCTAACTATGTTAGATACAAAAAAGAACAATCTATTAATAATAATTATAACGATTCTACCAGCGGCGGCAACTATCAACCGAATGTTTCTATGGCTCTAAATAGAGTAAGACATTAAATGTTCTTACATAATATTATATTTAGGTATATTATATTATGTCTCAAATAAATATTTCTACCAATAACCTAGTTTTAAAGAGCACTTATAACACACTTGGTAAAAATGTACTATATAAAAATAATGAGATTTTTAACACACAAAGTAATCTATTTGTCATAAATGGTGATTTGATTATTAATAGCGATTATAATAATCATGATAACTCAGGAACAATCATTTTTCCAACAATTTCACAAATCCAGGGCGATTTAATTTTAGAAAATAATACACTTATACATGTGTTGCGTTTTACAAATCTACAAAACATTACAGGTAGCATCAAAATTAATAACAACTCTACATTAAATGAAATTAGTATGCCATTATTAATAACTATTGGTGGCTCTTTACAAATTATGAATAACTCTATCACAGGAACGACAGATAGCAGCACCAGTACTATTACCAATCTTCATATTATACATTTTCCATTATTAACAAGCATTGGTATTGCACCAACTATTTCTAATAATAATTTAGGAAAAACTAGTACCAATAGCGATGGTACTGTAATTGATTTGATTGATGGCCTCTTAATCTTTCCTAAATTAACTAAAATTGGCATTGATAAGCCATTTACTTATAATCAAACGACGGTTAAAACCCTTAATGTTACTCGTCGAAGCGGTGAACAACTAGTATATACTTTATCAACAACCGGACTTGTACCACCTGAAAGTAATAGAACATTTAAATTAGGGATGATTTTTAAACCAGCAACGATGACACAGGGTAATGATTTTACTATATCTAGAAATATTTATAAATCGAATGAAAAATGGTTGGGAACTCCGGCATATAAATTTACGAATCTTACTGAAGCACAAAAAAGTAAACCTATAATAACACAAACCACCGGGTCGTCGTCTGATTATATGCGACTTAGAAAATCAAGAGCTATTGGAGATAACACAACAAAATTTGGGTCTTTAGTAGATAAATCAATTCTTTTTGCAAATAATAATTCAAATGATGTTAATTCTGCTACTAGAAGAGTTCGCAATTAAGGTAGTCGTGTCCCCAAAAAAGTTATGTACAGATAATATTTTTATATTTTTATCTTTTTATCTTTTTTATCTTTTTTAATATTATAAATGAATAAAATTCTGGTTGAGTTCTTGGGGACATTCTTTTTCCTTTACGTTATTTTAGCTACAGGCAGCCCCCTCGCAATTGGTGCGGCTTTAGCAATTGCGATTCTTTTTGGAGGTAAAGTATCCGGTGGTAATTTTAATCCCGCGGTATCTGTTATGATGTATGCCGCGGGCAAATTACATAAAAATGATGTTCTCCCGTATGTTATTGCCCAGATTGCGGGAGGTTTAGCCGCACTTGAAATACATAAACATGTTAAACTTTAATTCGTAAAATAATATAATTTATGTTTAATTATATTATTACTTACTTTTGTGTAATAACTTTAATAATAAATATAATAACATTAATCCTAACGATGTATAATACATTTTTATAAATAAATTATCATTGGTAGTATCCTCAATTAAAGAAAATCCCTCTTTCTTATCATCTTTCTTATCATCTTTCTTTTGGGTCATTATCTCTGGTCTTTTCTTTCCGGGAAAGCTATTTATATCTAATTTATTTATATCATTTATTGACATAAATCTGGTTTGACAATTATTTGACAACTTGCATTCGGGTGGGTCAATACCTCTCTCTCCCGATTCTCCTTCGGGTAAAGTTACCTCTTGACACAGTGGTGCTTCACCCTCGGTAAATGCTGTTAATAAATCAAATGGATTAATTTTCCCGATAGATTCTATTACACCCGGCATCAATCCTTTAAACTCTGCTCCTTCCAAATTTAATCCTATATCTTCCCCAAATAACTTAATATCTCCGGTGGGAATATTATTAAAATATATTGACCTATCAACTATTTTATTATCTACCACATTTTTACATTTTGTCCCGGTTCCTATAAAATACTTATTACCCAAAGGTTTTCCTGTTACCGACCCCTCTCCATATCCAGTTGTTAAAACCTTTACATAAGCGATTAAACCTTCTATATTATTCTCTAATGCACCTAGAGAACCTTCACCGCTCATGCTTAACTGTCCTGGAGTACTAATAAACTTGGAATACTGATATGCGTGTTTGGATGATAATATTTCCTCTAAAGCATCGTTATCTGCCATATTTATATTATTTACATAAAAAAATTATTATATATATTTTATTCTTTGTGAATACCTAACGTTTTACCCAAATGTTTCACCATAAACTTGCTATGATTGTGCACTTGCTCTTTGAACTTATCAAATTCTTTTAATCTTTCATTGAATATCTCATTTAAATTGTTTATTTTATATTTCTGTTTAGTTAAATTATAATACTCATCTTTTCCATTCGTCAAACCTTCTACGATCCCCGTATTAAATAATATATTATAAAATAATATTACCCAAAATAAAACAACCAGTGATATTTCTAACCTCATTGTTAATATTTAATAACATTTATTTTTAATGATTATATCCAGGAGGATGCTTTTTCATTATAGCCTTTGCGGTATTCTCGCATGTTGATTTTAAATCTTTCATTTTTTTATCAAACAAATCATTTATTTTGGTCGTTAATCTATCTAAAGTACTTTCATTTTTTTGTGCTAAAAGTGCCGCTTTCATACAAAAATCGGTTTCATCACTCTTATTATCCTTTTCATTATCTTTTATATCGTCTATCCCCTCTATAACATTATTACAACTTACAAATATATTTAGAAGTATTACGACACAAAGAATACTAAAAATTACTTTCTTATAAAATTTACTCATTATAATATAATGTCTTTTTATTTTCTATTTTATATATATATATGATCTTTACAAATGAAAGCGGTAATATACAACCATATACTAGTTGGAAAGACCCCTATCACATGACTAAATATAATACGGTTGTTAATGCCCGTCCTCTAACAAATGGACCATCTAATAATAATTTACATCCTATATCTAATAGAACCGGTAAAGCTTTAGTACCAATAAAACACTGGAGAAAACAGCTAATTTCCGCGAACGATTTATCTTGTACCAGACAAGACTATGTTATACAGGACCCTAATACTAAATGTGTTTCTAATAAAATCACTAAATATGGTCAGCCCGCATATATATCTTGTGCAGCCGAGACCAAGATTATCAAGTCCGCCCAAATGCTTACCACCAAAACCTACTCGAGAGATACTAAAGAATATCTAAGAAGGAAATGTAAAACCTACGAACAAAGACTTACCGGTTCCAATATACCAAATAATACCTATACTACTATCAGTGGCGAACACGTATATCCTAGCAATAGTTCTACCGGTTCACAATTAAAAAATGCACTTAATTGCTATGACACCCCTTGTCAAATTATATTTAAACCAAATAATGTTAAATTTACACAACAAGGAGCCGTTTCTAGTAGCGACCGCCTAGTTAGGCTTAAACTCGATACTATTACTAGAAATAGTAACTCATTTAAAACTGCTTGGGGCGAAGAAGCCGCAAATGCCGCAAAATATCACGGCACAAGTGAAGCACCATATTTCTTAAAAAATAAATACGAAGCGAAAAAACACTGTACTAATCGTTGTAATTAATTTATTTAAAAACGAATGAATAAATTAACTATGCTTCCTAAAAAGGAGAATAATGTTCCCGATTCTTATATTGCGAACCATTATTTGAAATTAAAAAATGTACTAGCTTCTTATGTTGCGAATCATTATTTGAAATTCAAAAATGTATTTTATAAAATAATAAATAATAAAATAATTGACTATACTTATCTCTTTGTTTATCCTATTCTTATGGGACATATCCTTTGTTTCCTTTTTGAAAAATGTTACTTCCTTTTAAGATCTATTATCCTTAAACTCCGCTCCCTCCGAACTTCTTAATACAATCAAACAGTTTTGCCGACTCGTCTAACGCAAAAGTACCCCTACGTTGAGCGAGTCCTATATAACCAATTAAACAATTCAACGCATCATTTTGCGTATTAATCGCCATATTTACAAGTGTCTCTTGATGGCGTTGTATATCGAGCACCTCGTTATTTGGTGACACCGCCGGACCAGCGTTATCGTTTTCGGCGGATGTTTCTCCAGACATCGGCTCATCAACGGGCGCATCAACCGGCGCATCAACCGGCGCATCAACGGGCGCATCAACGGGAGCATCAACCGGCGCATCAACCGGCGCATCAACCGGCGCATCAACCGGCGCATCAACCGGCGCATCAACGGGAGCATCAACGGGCGCATCAACGGGCGCATCAACGGGCGCATCAACGGGCGCATCAACGGGCGCATCAACGGGCGCATCATTCATATCAACATTTTCATCAGACATTGTTATAATAAATAATAATCGTATTCTTTTATATTATATTTTTTATAATTAATGTATTAAAATGCAATATGTTCATGAATCCATTTTTGGATACTACAATGCGTTGGAGTGTACGAATGATTAATTGCTTTCATATAACTGATATAATTTTCGGTATCTTCTCTCATTAATAACAATAAATTATCTAATGCGATTAAATACTTTTCATCATAAATATCTCTAATATTAATAAATATTTCATCAATATCTCCTTTCTTCTCGTCGAGGTCTTTTTGTATTTGAACCACGTCTGGATTTTCTAATATTGATTTATACATTCGCAATGATTGTATTAATGAACCGTGTCCACTATTACTATATGTTTGAATTAATATATCTAATCCTTTTATAGATAACTCTATTAATAATTTAAATAATGAAGTATGATTATTTAGTTCCTTGTTATTTACTACATAAAACTTGTTAAATCGCACTATTACATTAAATAAATAAACTAAATCATCACGCCCATCTTTATTATAACTTCTGGAGAAACTTTGTGACCAAGATGGTTCTTGGATCGTCAAAATATTATTAGTTATGGATAGTTTTGTACCGACCGGACAAAAAGATAACATTGATAACCGAACCATTGCCTGTAATGGTTCTAATATCATTTCAAATCTCTCTTTACGTTTATCTTGCAAAATAGAATTATAAATTAATTTAAAACCATCCATTGATATGTAATTTAAATTCATTACTTTATATTTAATAAATTGTTATTAAATATAATTATTTACTATTGTTTTATATTGAATGAATTATGCGAAAAATGATTATGAGGCAATTTATATTTAATACACCAATTTATACATTTAATTATATTTTGTTTCTTTATCACATCCAGTTTATCACTTTTACAATTTGATATTATACTCAATGTATTCACTATACTTTCTAATTGTTGCTGTCCAAATATTGCATTATATTCTTCAAGTTTTGATAACACATAGTAAGGTATCTTAAATGAAAATAATGATTCTATATTATTATCCTTTACATTTTCCATTATTTCAATAAATTTATCCTTTTCGAATCCCACATGTCTATAATTTCTACACACGATATATTTCTCTGAATTTGCATATCTACTAGAACATGGTTTTATTTCCACAACACTTGTATAAAAATGCATCAATAAATATATTATATCCAATGATATTTGCGAAAATGTATCATAGAATTTTATTATAAATGCCCCCCCTTTCTTTTGTAACATTAAACCATAAAATACCTCGAACATTATCAGTTTCGCACCTACATTCTCTTGGTTATTAAAGTCTGATGAAAAATTAAATCCACCATCCGCCGTAACCAAATTCATTGTCCCATGGTATTTATCATACAAATCTTTATACGTGTCTATATTGAATAAATCTCCCCTATTATCTATCCCATTCTCAAAATTTACTTTATTATTTACGTTTAAAGACTTTTTCCAACCAGGTATCCCTATATCATCATCTAACAAGGTTATTGTATAGTAATTATCATTTGTATTATTTCTAACATAATCGAGCGCTTCAATAAACCCACCTGGTCCTTCGGCTAAAAAAAATATGTTATTTGTTTCATTTTCAAACTCCTTATATAACTCTAATGAATAGTATATTTCCACGAATTTAAAAAATGCCCTAGAGATAGGTTTCAATCGACATACCGAAACCTTTGAACCGGGGAAGGAGGTATGAATATATTCATATGGATTTATATATTTTTTATATTTATCCCATTCCGTTTGACGCGAATCAATCTCATTTTTTATTTTTGTCAAATATAATGCCAACGTTTTATTTAAAACGATATTATCCGCTTTTACTTCTTTTATATATTTCGGTTTTAGGTAACTCATTATTTCACCCTGATATTGTAGTTCGGGTAAAGTAAAATAAGTCATCGCTATCCCTATTATCTTTTAGTTTTTAGGTTATATTTATATAAAATATTATTTTCTATATCTCTACCAGTTTTAATTTCTTTTTTCTTGTTTTTTTTGGTTTTTCTGGTTTTTCTGGTTTTTCTGGTTTTTCTTCCCTTTTATCATCATTTTCTCGGCCATTTTGATTATCGGCGTCAACCTCTAATTCGGGTATTTCCTTATCTACGGCCAATTGGTCATCTATAATTTTGTCTAATTGGTTATTAATCAATGCGTTGGATACCTTCTCCGCGTCTACATTTCTAACCTTTTTAAAAATAAAATAACGATTCAAAAATGATATCTGTTTTTCTAAATTAGTCATATCTATCGCATCTCCGTATAATCTCTTACCATTCTTATATTTCTTATTATCTTCAATCATCATATTAAATAGGTCCTCAAATAATCCCGACGAATTTTCCAACCCCAACTCCTTACATTCATCTCGCGTTAATTCCGCAAAACCATAATTTTCCATTAATCGTTTCAAATAATCATAATTTACAAGATATTCCCTAAACGTCTTATTAATCGACTCTTGATATACTTTTATGCTATAACCTACTGAAGTATTATCTGCCATAAATCCTTCATACTCATAATCTTTCGTGATTTCCCATATTGTCCTAGAATCTTTCATTTTCCGTAGACTCTCTCCTTTTGTTTTCGATTTTAATAAATCGAATATCTTTTGACCATCGTAACAAGTCCCGATAAAATACCCGCCGACTTTTATACATTCACTCGCGTTTCTTAGAAAGTTTTGCAATGTTAATTGGTTCTCAAACATATAATGAAGCGCAAATTGTATTGACCCCACATCAAACCCAGTACTACCCGCGCCAAAATTATTATACACATTCTTGCCTAATTCTTTTAAATCTTTCGCACCCACCCCAAATACCGCCTTTGTGATTTTTTTACCCTTATCGCTTACTATACCATCCCCATTTCGAATATTTACGGATGAATTCCCTACTACAAATAATCCGCTAAACATTCTATCAAACTTTTTCTTATTATTTAAATAACGCGCACATACCCCATCCAATCTGTTCTCTATATTATCTCTTGATATATCTACTCCAAACACAAACTTTAACTTTGACGCTAACCATTTCGACATATCTCCACCTTTACCGACCGAAAAGTCTATTAAATTTCCACCTACCTTGGTGACCGAAGTTATTAACTTCTTCTTTACAAAAAGATTATGGAAATTCCTTAAACCCATCGTGGATGTTTCATTCCCACCTTTATTATAGTACACATCGCTATCCATTATCTCATCTGGAACATCTTTTCCGGTTGTTATCATTTTCTCCGTTATAGGGTTGTGTATTGTGTGCCAATTACTATTTGCGACGTGAAAAGCATTTCCATAATTTCTACCACCACTTCTTAAATCCGCGGTTTTATCATATCTTACTCTTAATGGCTCCCACTTCCAATTACCCTCTTTCTCTTTATTATACCGAAATTCCACAATCATATTATCTTCAATTACCTCCTTATTTTCGGTCATTAGTACTTTATCTCCATTTTTACCCTCCTTCAACATCATTTTACATATCGCCGCGTCAACATCTTCCGGATTGGTCGGGTAAAACCGCATTGGACGATAATCAGCGGTTTCTTCGTCATATGACACCTTTCTTATATCATCGTCTATTACACTTTGACACGGATTTACATATCCATGCACTTTTTCATTAAAACCAACATTTAAAATTAAAGTTTTATATTGACTAACCTGAAATGCTTCCGCTAAATTTATACCTTCTTCAAATAAGCTTCCTATTTCATCCTGACCCGATGTGTTTTTCTTTACAGAAACTAAAAAGTCTATCGTATTATCTTTTTCCGCCTTCCATTTCAAAGAATGAGACCACGTCGTCTTTAATGGTTTACCGACTATATTGTCTACCCCTGCTCCCACACCCAATAATGCCGGGGTAAATACCAAACCATCAATATTGTATTCAAGAGAACCCTGTTTTTCTTTACTTAAAATTGTATTACAAGCCAAAAATATACTACTTTTTGGCGTTGTAGCATAAAATGATTTATAGTCTATCCTTATTGCCGGCTTATTATCACCCAATATAGATTGAATATTTATATTCGTTATTGTACTTTTTAATATATTATATCTCGAATCTCCTTTTTGATCTACTAATAAAAATGGCAAACTCCTTTTATCCTTCCCGTTAAAGTAATATAAATCAAAACACGCATACAAATTTATATAATTATTATCTTTATTATGCAATATATGTTCGCCGTCAATTAACGTATTATAATACTCATTCCTTTTTGTGATAGCACCCGTAAATTCTATATTCATATTTGTATCGATTAAATATATTCTCCCTTTATTTGATATAAATAAAAGCTTTCTCTCACCATCCGCTTTGTCTGTTACCGTATAATCATCTAAAATATTCGGTATATTACTATTCCCATCATCCTTTACTACATTTTGTAATTGTAAAGTCAACGACGATGGACCCACGAAATTCCTATTATAAAGACCTACTCTCTTACCATGTCCTTCCTTCGTTTTACCCCATAGCAACTCTTTATAATTATCACTTACTTCATTCTGCTCATCATACGATATCGGGTAATTCGTATTCTGTAAACCCGATAAAATATACTTTATTACCCTCTTTAAACCAATATTTAATTCCTCTACACAAATATCACCCACCAATCTTTTATTGTCTACTTCTATCTCTATCTCATATGTTTCATATGAATCCAACACACCCGAATCCTTAAATGTATTTTCAGGTATATACCTATTTCCTCTACGTTTTGACTCTTTTATAACACTTAGGTCTATATTAAATGGCAGTGTTTTATGAGTCATTCTATGACGTGTAATATATCTAAATGTTTTCTTGTTACCACCCCATTGAGAGATAATATTTTTAACAAGTGGATTATGTGTATGTAGACCCTTCTCTGTTTGAAAAGCTACACGAAATCCATAATTAAAATAATCGATTGGATCTATAAATACCCCCTCTTTACTTTTAAAATTAGACTTCTGTGTAAATTTAGTTGGTTGATGAATTTCACTATTATTTATTTCTAGCTTATCACTTTTACAGTATTTTGATATATTTGTTATACCGTCTATTTCTACACGAACAGATGACTGTTTATTATACCCACTCTTTTCATCTAAATATTCTAACCCGATTCGCAAGGAATGTGTCTTTTCACCCAAATCAAAATTGTGATGAAGCAATCGTTTAATTACATTTTCATAGTGTATTCTTGATATCTTTTTCCCTTTATTAAATCTGACCTCTAATTCTAAATTAAACATCTCTTTACTTGAAACGTAACTGTCCTTATTTTCCTCTAAATAACTTGATAATAATCTATTTAATTTTTCTTCATTATTTCCTTCTTTTTTGGCCGACATATATATATACTCTTTGTATAAATATTTAAGTTTAATTCAATTTTATAATCTAATATAACCTGCTCAATATTTCCTGATATAAAACCTTCTTGGTCTTCTTTTTAGAATTATTATCATGCAAGTTTATTTTAAAACACTCACTTATTTCTTGTAACTCATGCAATGAATATGCACTCGCGGCCTTTATTGGTTTATCCGCATTTACTATCTTCCATTTATCTTTTATTATTTCATTTATTTTACTTCCCCCAAAATCACAAGAAAAATCTTCATTTAAAAATATACTATTCATACCGTCTTTATTATATATCACACCATTTATATTATCATTTATACCCATATCCAAGTATGTATACTCTCTAATATATAATATCCTTATCCCATTCAATAAGCAAAAACTATATAATCCTTTTACACTAGTTATCTCATTTGTACTAAATTCTTCTTCTATATCCTTTAATTTCAAGTCGTTGGTTTTTAACAACTCCTTTTTCTGTCTTAATCTTTCAATCGCATCTATTTTTATCGATGTCTCGTGAAAAAAATGGTTTTTATTTGACTGTTCATATTTTAAATCGCCATATAATACATAGAAAAAACACCAAAATAATTGGTCTTTTTCTTTTGGCATCCAATATCTATTTCTCTTCTCTACCGGCTCTTCTTTACATTTCATTGACTTATATTCAATCTTTTCTCTCTCTTCATTTTTGTATTTTATTTTTATCGATGTAATGTTTTGCATGACATCGGTATATAACATAAAAGGTCTTAATTCTTCTAAAAAATCCCTCTTCATATCTTAATATTCTCTCTCTCTTTATCTTTATCTTGTTTAAAAAAGACATTTTGTAACCTATCCTTCTCATTTTCTATCAATGATAAATGCGTTTGCTGTTCGTCTATATAATTTACATACTTATCTAACTCTACCAATATTTCTTCATCTAATTCTGTCAAATTTATAAATGTACCATTATTATTCTCATTTAAACAAACCTTGTTCTGATTTTGTAAAATACGTAATACTTCTATTTGTTGATGTTTTGCCATGGTTTCGACCTTTTCCTTCAAATTATTTATGTCCACGAAATTTAATGTCATATCCTATATCATCATTCTCTTCTTCTAAATATATTTTTTATATTTATTCTTAATTCTCATTAATTATCCCTAATTATCCACTATCACTAATTTTGGCTTTGTCTTCCCCTTTATCTTCCCCTTTGTCTTTAAATCTACTACTTCAACCAACTCCGCAATTATCGAAACATACTCGTCATTCAACTCAAATCGTTGCCCTATTACCCTTACCTTTATCTTTTCATTCACATTTACCGAATTAAAATACTTTGATGACTGATGATGATCTCTTGCTAAGAATATAATTAGCGGTGTCGGGATCTCATCTACCTCGGCTTTTATGCCCGCTTTAGTTACATTCTTAGCAACGCATTCTATTATCATTCCTTCTACCGGACTACATACCTTACATTCGAATACTACTTCAAATAATACACGACTCGCCTCTATCTTCCCGCTGGAATGTGATAAAATTCTTATCGACATCGGTTTTACAAATCCTTCTTCCATACACCTTCCCGTATGTTGAGATACTAATGCCTTCTCCAATGTTTGTTTTAAATTTGACCCTATAGAGTTTATCCCTAGCAAAATCTTTTTTGTTATCAAAATATCATTATATATATTCTGTTTATATATATTCTGTTTAACTGTTTTCTTCTTGCTATCTGCCATCACTATATTATTCATATATATTTCTTTAATAAACTTCAATTTTATCTTTATTTTTATCTTTATTTTAATCTTTTATCCATATTTGCTAAATTCGCTTCAACCGGTGTTAAAAACCATCGCTTACCATCTCTTCCCGTTCTATCATATATACGTAGTAATAATTCAAATAAGACACAGGTTTGGTGTCCACCCATCTTTCCTACTTGTTCAATCACATTGTAATCTTCGTCAACTACTAAATCATTTACATAACTTTTTATTACGTCATATTTTGCCTGGTCACATCTCGCACCCGGGTTACGCTTTTTACTAACATTCTTTATTTTAAAAGCCATCGTATCCGTCTTAAAATAACTCATATATCCTATAATCATATGTAAATCATCTTCGGTAAGTCTTTTTAGTCTCTCATTCTTATTCACTAATAACTCCCTTACCGATTCTATTTCCGTTCTATTTACGTCATTCAATGTTTCCAATGATATATAAATCACCTCTTTTCCTTTCGTTAATAAACATATTATCCTATGTTCATCGTTTTCTATTATATCCGGATTGCCTATTTGTAAATAATCACTTAATATTCCTTCCTCTTCATCTAAATCCTCCCTTTTCTTATTATTTAAGTATCTCAATAAATGTATCACATCATCACTTATTAATTCCTCTATTAAACGCGATACTATTATAGACCTCATTTGTTCATCATTTATATAATCCTCTATATCTAATCTTTTGACCACGTCTGGACTAGCCTTTAAATTCTTATATATCTTATTAAACTCCTCATACCAACTCGATTGTTTTTGTTCTTTCGCCGAAAATGCAATCTTTAAATTGTCTTTCATCGTTTTCAGTTTATGGTATTCAAATATGTCTTCTTCCTTTTCATCCTCTATATCCACTTTCATATTCTTTAATTCTATCCTTGGAACCCTTGCTCTTAAACTCAATGTCTTATCGCTTATTGGGGTTTCTCGTTCAAATAATGTTAACTCCTCATTTGATATCTCTATCGGCTGAAATAAATATAAATCATCCTTATTTATCAAATGCCCCGGCCTTCCATATTTATCTGTTATTAATTCACTTTTATCTTCTACCAATTTTGTTAAAGCCATATCTATTTGACCTCTCTTATAACTACTATTTTGTACTCTTATTGCGTCCATTAACGCCTCTCGTTTATAAAAATGTTTATCCTTCATTAATCTTCTTATCCTTTCTTCTATCTTATCCACATTTGCTAATAAATGCGACCTATTATATGTTGACCTATTTTTATCTAATCCAGGAACATCCTCAAATCCTTTACATACGTAATTACATCGTTGATAATCACAAATTGCCGAGTAATCCTTATCGCCTATCCTGTAATCTGTTATCTCTTTCCCACTTGAAGATATTATCTTATAATTATCCTTTATATCTAATCTCCTTTGTGGCTCATTTAATTGACAATCTACTGCCGTTTCTTTTAATACTCTACTTACATTTCCCATTATTTCTGCTTTACCTGATGCTACCCGATATACATATATGTCTACCGCCTCTTTTGTTACATCTTTTAATCTACTACCATGTAAATATATCTCTACATTCCTTTCTTCAAACTCTAATAACTTATGACTACACGTTCTTACTCCCCTACCTATAATTTGTTCTATACGATTTAAATTGTACCAAGGCTCCATTACGTGAACTTGTCTTATATTCTTAAAATCTAAACCTTCAGCCCCCGCTAAAGATATTAATACTACCTTTACCTTGTCTCCTTCTTTATTCTCCGGCGATGTTACCGCTTTTAAATCTAACAGATTATTTGGCGAACAATTCTTATTACCACTAATCACTACATATTTCTTATTATTATCCTTCTCTCTTTTTAATAATGACTCTCCTCCCCACCTTTTAAATCCCATCTCTTCTAACGCGAGCGCCATCGGTACTAATCCGCCATCTATGTATTGAGAATATATCAATACTATCCCTTTCGAATCTTCTATGCTATTACAAATCGACGCTATCTTTCCACTGTAATTTCCTATTTTGTCTGCCTCAAATATCCTCTCTACACCTTCTCTATATTCATATTGTTTTCCCTTCTCTCCCGTCCTTTCCATTATATTTCCCAATCCTTCACTTCCTACATAGTCCTTTATATCTATCTCTTCTGGTCTCATCGAATAGGGATAAACTATATTGAGACACTCTATTAATCTTTGTAATATATTATAACCAAACGACTCCATCTCACCAAACTCTTTTGTAAAATTCTTTAATAACGCACCATTCTTTAGCTCCTGTAAATATTTATTATAAATCTCCTCCTGATATCCTCCCACCCTAGTCAAATATGGTTGGACCACATTTGTGTTTATTGGCTCTTCTATATCTTTATCATTTATTTGTTTTATCGGTAAATCACTTCCGTCTTCTTTGAAGAATCTATCTTCTTCCGCAAAATCACCCGGATAAAGTCTAAATGGAAATGTATAGGGTGTCTCACCTTTTACATAAGATACATACCCGGTCACTTTCTTTATCAATATATCTCTTCCTAACTCCTTTATCTTTCCTGCACTATCAAATATGTCACCCACATCCATCAATGCCCTATTATCATTTTTATTCAATAAATTAAATAACCAAACTATCTCTTTATGAGAATTATACATTGGAGTTGCCGACAATAAAAGCAATCTCATATTATCTACCTCATCTACCAATCTTTCCAGCGCTTTCACTACCTTTTTATCCTTCTTTTCATCACTTAACCGGATATTATGTATCTCATCGATCACTACTAATCTATCCTTAAAATGTCTATTTAATTTTCTTCTACTTATTTCTTTCATCCTTCCTTCATCTGTTACTCTTTTTACACTACCTATTCTTTTTATATAATTCGCAAACTCTATATATCCCATAAATGTATATGACCTCCCTATTACCTTATTTACTTCTTTTATTATTCTCTCCTTAGACAATGATAATGTTCCCACCGGATTTATCTCCTTTAATAGTTTATTACCTATACACCCCTCCGCTTTCCAAAAACCATCCACCTTTTCTAATTTGCTATCATCAAACAATTGATGTTTAAAATTATTTTGAACATTCGGCGATGCCACTATCATAATCTTTTGACTAATACCCATTTGTTTTTGATAATCTCTCATCTCTTCTGTCACCCCTATCGCCGAACACGTCTTCCCTGTTCCTAACCCATGAAATAATAATAACCCATTGTAAGGAGTCTGTGCTGATAAAAAATTCTTTACAAACAATTGATGCGGCGCCAATTCAAACTCTTGTTCGCAAATATTTCCTTCCCTAAAATCATAATCACCCATATCATCGTCGGGATAGCCATTATCATAAAATTCCTTTTTGTTTCTAATCTTTATATTAAAATCTGGGTCATCCAAATGCGGATATAAATCATTCGTTTTTACATCTTCCAACATATTATAATTTTCACTTTCTAATAAATATTTACTCTCAAATTCTTCTACTTCTCTCAACTTCGTCTCAAATCTTTCTTTTAATTGCTCCTTACTTAATTCCTCCTCCTCATCCCCCTCCTCATCTTCCTCCTCCTCATCTTCCTCGTCTTCCTCATCTTCCTCCTCATCTTCATCCTCTTC